TTCCCTTGACGACTTCTATAGAATACATCACTGAGGGTCCTGTGGGGCAGTTGGTAGACAGTTCTGCAACTGGTTGTACAAGGCACTGGCACTGACCTTGTGATGGTAGGAATACTGTTCAGTGTGACCCAAGGGACACCCCATCATCATGTCCAGCAGAAATCGGATCTGTGAGGCGCTCAGTGGCACGTTAGCAGTCTGGTCAGTCATAGGTAATTCAGGACGCTTGTGGACGCTTCTGGAGGGGTCTCAGGCAGTGCATCATAGTTGGTGATGTACAGGTGCTGGACCTTGGCACCTCCATGGTCCTTATTTTTACCAAATCGCTGAGCATATGTAAAGTCCTTTGTCATGATATTAAAATCTTTATACTGCTCACGATAGAACTCATGATCACTGTGTACAATCATCCACTTGTATGGTGCATCCTTCAAACGAGCAACCAACCTACTGTGTACATCATCACCTCCATCACCGCTGTGATACCCAAGGCGATCAAGATAAGGAGGATCAATGAATACGAAGTCATCTGCTGTTGCCTCATTCAGTGCTAGTTCAAAGTCACCATGCAACACTGTAGAGTACAACAGCATGTCCCAATATTGTCCTGAATTCTCATATTTCAGGTTACACGCAAACTTCTTGTAGTGACCAAATGGTACATTGAACTCACCACTTGCGTTGTATCGTTCCATACCACTGAAACACAACTGCCTCAGTGTGATATAACATAATGCACGTGACCAATCTGTTGGGTCAGTCTCATGGATCGGTTGATTGATGATATATCTAGCGTCATAATACATTTCTTCCAGTTCATCATGTCCCTTAAGTTTCATTTCACTGACATGATTACAAATGCGACGCAATCCTTGCTGATCACCCATGCATTTGTATACATTGATGATGTCAAAGTTAGTATCACATAGCACTGCTGGTTTGCCTACACTGAATGCAACAGCAGCGCCACCACAAAATGGTTCAACCACACGATTGAACTCTTTGGGCATCATTTTGGTGATAGTCTTCAGTTCACGAGACTTACCACCTTGATACTTAACTAACGGTTTCATAGATCTTGCTGATGTCAAATCCTTCTTGCATGAATACTTTCTCACATTCTACCACAGCACGCTCTTGCCTGCGACGATCAAGTTCATTGAAGTCAATGTCATAGCGATTGTAGAGATATTCTTCCGTGTTGTACACTCTTACACCATTGTCGTTGAGGTAATGATACACATTCATACGTGCATCATTGGTGCTGTACTCATCTTTGAGGATAATATAGCGCACCTCTTTGCCTGGATACTCTTTCTTAAGCGCAGCAATATACCATTTGTACTCAGACAGTTCACTGTCTTCACTCTTGGTGTTGTTAAATGACTTACCTTTGCTGTTGATAGCAGTCACACGATCCTCATCAACGACAAGAATATCTACATGGTGATGCTTACGCTTCTTCTTAGGATTACGAAGCGGAACAGGATGCTCCTGTGTCACACTGATGTGCTTCTCGCTATCACGAATTGCCTTGAAGATCTCGTCTTGAAAATAATTTCCTCCTTTGATGTTGATGTTAGCATGTGCGATGCGAGCAAGATCGCGGAGGAGTTCGTACTTGTTCACGTTTGTTTGTTGACCTACAGTAATTGTAGCAGCTCCTGGTCCCTGTTGAATGGCAATGGTGTGCGGTTTCATAACTGTCTACTGGAAGTTCATTGCCCACGTAATACGTGGTTCAGTGTTAGTGCCACGTTCAACACCATGCATTACATATGAGGGGAAGAAAATAGCAGATCCTTCAGTCTGTTTGTTTAGATCCATTTCCTTACCCTCAAATGTAAATGGAGCAGAACCTTCTGGCATTTTATTGAAGTATACTACGCTGAAGATGCCTGGGTTGTGTGTATGCTGCTCTTGATACTGTGTATTGTCATACACATTGTACCAAAACTCTGTTGGTTTGACTTTATATTCCATATTCAAACCATCACAAATTTGTGACATAGCATCACACAACCTATCAGACAAGTGTCTGGCAATATCAGGATACTCAATATCAGGCATAAACCATGAGTTTAGAGGACTGTCTTCACCAGACATCCATCTTTCTGCTGCTTTTGTTCCTTTGTATTGTTTAGACAAGGCAATGGTGGCATCTGCCAACTCATTGTTCATCTTCCTTGTCATGATACCGCCAACGTAGTAAATCATTCTCCAAAGATAGGAATAATGTTAGTGCGACAATGCTGCGTCTTGTTTATGTGCTGTTCCCATAGAGCGGCATCTTCCAAATTGTAGAAGATCGCTTCTTGGCGGGAAGTGCCTTTCTTCTTGTTCCTCATCCACACAACTGCGTACTTCATGCCAAAATTCAGGGTAAACAACAATGTTAACATAGTGACGACCCCACCGTGAGTTAGCACTCTTGGGCAGTGGGATGTCTTTGAAACAAATAGTGATATAGTATTCACTAATGAAAGAAATATAACCTGTAACGTGCCCATAGGTCACAGGTTGTAGAAATTCAAAATCAGTCTGCATCATCGAATAGTTTCCTATCCTTATTCTCAGGTTTAGGGAGACGGAACATCTCCTTGAGATCATTCAACTCAGATAGTTGTTTCTCCAAACGATCAATCTGCGCTTGGAGGATCTGAAAGTTTCGATCGTTGTTGTTCTGCATCATCAACATGTTGTTGATTGCCGAGCGAAAGTCCTCTTCGTTCATCTTGTCTAATAAGTGATAGTTGTCGTTCAAGTTCATACTCTACCACACCCAAGTGTTGATGTAAATACTGTCTCCACTTGTTGTCTTTGGTGAGTTTCTGGACGTTATTTATCTGCATCATGGCAAGAAGCAGACGTTCTTTTTCAGTGGATGCCATTAAAATCTGTCAGGGACTTCACGATATCCATGCATAAGAGTTCTTACACTTTGAGCACGATCAAGTTGTGCTCTATGATAATGAATTACATCATCGATGCAAGATATAATCTCTTCATATACCTCTCTTGAAGAGATTTTGTCATCTTGGAGGTAATCGTCGATAGCATCCTGCATACGACATTTGCGTTGTTCTTCATAAGTTTTGTCAGGACTTGCGTAAAATGGACGAGGTTTAGTGTCAGTCATTGTCTATAAGGTCGAAGAAAAAGACTTGGAACAGACGCTCACCAGTATACTTGGTAGCACAGTGGTAGCGGTCAGCATCGAAGATAATGCAACGATTGTATACATTACCAATTCTATCAATCTCCTCCCACAGGTCTGGGTCATAGCAATCATTTTTATCAGCATCAGAGAATACTCCCATCTTAGTAAGACCAGTCTCTTTATGTCGATAGAATGATGTGCCAGTGTCAAATGGTGCATCAGGTGTGAGATAGATTACCGCAGCAAGTGTGTTTGGTTTATCATTATGAACACGCCATAGACTGTTTTCATCAGTCATAGCAAACGTACCATTAGATACAACATCCATTGCTAGTGTGATCTTAGTATCTCTGATCACTGGTTGCTTTTTATCTTGATCGAAGACAACCATCTTAGGATCAAGATTGACTGATGGCATGAAACACCAGCGATCTGGGTCAATCTCACAACCTACAACACGTTGCATCATGTCATAGTTCCATGCAAGATTGCCCATCTCTGCTTTACATCTGGTGCCAGGATATGGTTCCCACTTAGGACCATAATCCCTCATACTTTCCAAACTACGTTTGGATGCACCAGTTGTACCATCTGCTTCGATACGCATCAAAGCGTGTCTACGAACAGCATCAGGATTATCATACCAATTGTCAATAACAATGGTGCTTACTGCAGCATCAGACATTAATTAAATTCCTCGTTACGTCGTTTGTCAAGATAGGCAATAATCTCACCACGCCATTCTAACAGTTCATGATAGCAGCACTGATCATGTGCATCTTGGCGGAGTTCATGGTCTGGCTTCAGTACACTCTCGTAAAAGATGTAGAATGCATCTTTACGTTTTTCATGTTTGGTGTTGTCGTTCCAGTCCATGTCAGTTTAGCGTGGTTCAATGTATTTTAGATTGTTTTGTGAGCATATTGAGATATACTCATGATTTCTTTATGATTGAGGTCCCCAACCATCATTCTCAGGGACAACATCGTCATCATCTACCTGATCAATGGATGCAATGTCACACACTGGCACCTCATGTTCACCACCAATTAGATACCAGTGCATCATCTGTCCATGATACTCAGGGTGTGCTTGATACTCTGTGGTATACTCACGTTCGCCGCAATACATTATTTCGCTTTCTGGAATATCGTGATCGCGTAACATTGCTTGAAACTGCAAGTGTATCAACTCGGGTTGCGTTGGTACTTTCATTAGCTCTCCATTGTTTACGAAGTTGTTGGTATTCTGGGTCATATGCTGCTTTATCTCTTATGCCTTTGAAAACTTTAGCAGCAGCGGACTTTTCACAGTGTAGCGCATCTGTCTCCTGAGGTCTAACTTCACCAGTTTCAGTGTATTTTCTCCCGTCATGATGATTTGCATATCGTCGGGCGCGAGTAAACCCCATCTCAAGGAATTTCCTCGCCATGTCCATACCAATGAAGTCTCCATGCTCTCTATATTCACAGAACATGGAGTATATTTTATTAGCAGATTTGCTAGCAGCATTTTCATTTACAAACCTCCAATGAGCGCATATATCGTTAGTGTAAGGGCGCACCAGTAGAACCCCTTGTTCCCCTCTTCCGATCCGATAGAGCGGGCGAGTGTCAGGGTCTGTGAAATCAAGTTCCTCATAAGGGAGTTCATAGCAAAATTCAAGCATTGTGGTGTGCTCGCTCTTGCTATACTACCAGACCGTCAGACCAGTGTCAAGGGGTTGCTGGGTCTAGGTTCTCGAATATGATCTCTGCGTTGTTGTCGAAGACCAGTGTTCTGAAATAGTGGTCAGCATCAGGGCATGATGCACGTGGTGGGAACCACTCTGATGCATTAAGAACTGCTACTTCTTCACTAGTATACTCAACACAACAATCTCTCTCACCTCTAATTGCTTCTACAACGTCTTCATCACAATAATCTGACAACCATGTCAATACTTCTGTCTTCTTAGCATCAGTAAGTGTTGCCCAGGTTGGATGCTCCCAATAGAGCAGGCATTTATTGTTCATCACACAGTGACTACCTGCTAGTTCATATACTGATAGAGTTTCGGTTACAATAATCATGGCGTCTCTCCATTATCAAGTCTAGTAATTAGTTCATCTAGTGATGCTTTGATATCATTTAAGTTTTCATGACCACTAGACCATGCTGTTGTACCATTGAGACCAATGGCAACAGGATCTGCTTTCAATGCTTGAATGAATGCATTATTATACAATCTATCAGTTAGATCTCTTACACACAGATAACGTGCCATTTTATCTCTGAACTGTGCAAAGAAGAACGAACTCAATGCTACCCATTGATCTTCTGTGTCAAGATATACTGCATCAGGTTGATTAACTTTAAATACTGCTTCAAATGCCTCTGGAGACATTGGGAACTTAACTTGACTTAGTTCAGTAACATCAGCAAATAGTGCAGGTAGATCTCTCAATTTCTGGCGATATGTTTGATACATCGCTTTCTTTTCATCAGACATCGTAGGTAGATCACTAACAGAGAAGATAAAATCTGTCTCTTGTAGCAAGAAATTACGTGCAAGTCTGATGGACAACCAACTTTCAGATCTCACCTCACCATACATACGTCCCATTTCTTCTTGGAACTCAGCATTCTGTAGTTGTTCAATATTGAGGAAAGTATCTTTTAAGAAGTTGTAGAAACTAGTCGCTTCTTCAACATCATTCTGCTCCATCTCATAGTCTTTCCACTCATACTCACCAGTCTTGAAGTTTTTAATGTGCTTCCTTCTGGCGCAATGGTATGTACCATTGTCGTAAAATGTGAATTCGACTAGACGATCTTTCTCACTGTCCCAGTGAGGGTAAAGTCTAGGTCTAACAGTATCAGTCCAATATTGATCAGGAACTGTCTTTAGCATCCCTCTATAAACAATAGAGCGATCCATTAGATTGAGTTGCAAGATCAAATTAGGGACGTTTGCGTCTGCTACAATACCCATGAGAGGTAAAAAATATTATGTGCTAAGTCTATTTAGAATGCTTTGATTAGATACTTGACCAACATATATGGTTCGATCAATGGTATGACCTGATCAGGATCCAAAGAAGCAACTGGAATAATTGGATTTGCCGATGACAATGTAATTGTCAAGTCATTAGCAAATATGCCAGATGTATAAGTGGAACCAGCAGCACCCTGAACATTATAACTTTGACTATCATTAACGATTGCCATCTTACCTTCAGATGGGACAAATACTAGTTCAGTTGTCTGTATATATTCATATCCAATCTCAACAATACCATAGTTATCAGTATTAGCAGCATTGTCATTAGCACCACTAGCAGCACCTCTGTTCTGTCTGATAGAGAACCTGACGTTCTCTTGCTGTTGAGATGGTGCTAAATCAATCCAATATGTATACCAATTTGTTGCATTGTTTCCAGTACCATCACCATCGTAATTACTTGATAGTTCAGATGCAGTAGGAATGGGAACCATCGTGCCAATAAAACCAGATGATGGGAAATTCAAGTCTTCAGTTGTATTGAAATACAATAGCAATTCATCACCACCGTTTTCTGGTGTATCACCACCATTACTACCATTACCTCTTGCTACTTTTACAAATACACGTTTAATTTCAGATGCATCAGTTGTTGGTAGAACGACATTTCTGTCATTTTGTGTACCACCAAACTTCAAATAATGAGTTGGTGCTTCACTTGTGACTAGTGTAAGGTTCTCTAATTCACCAGTATCAGCATCAAATCCAACTACTGCATGGTTTCTAACACCAGCGCCATTAAGAATACGAACTCTAGGTGCTTCTGTGTATCCACTACCACTGTTTGTTAGTGAAATACCAGTAATTTTATTATTAGATACAGTAACACTTGCTGCTGCACCTGATCCACCACCACCGCCTTCAAAGACGACTGTTGGTGTTTGTGTTGTTGCCAACTTAAATCCAGAGGAAGAACCACTACCAGAACCACTCTGGAAGAAGTTTACGCCATTGTCTGCGTTACCAGAACCACCCTCAAATGGTGATGCTGTGGTTGGTGTCTCTGTTCCACCTTCTGTTCCCGTTTGTACTTGCCATTCAATCTTAGCATATCCATCACTACCAGCAGCAGAAGATGTACCAGACTGTGATACACCAGAACCACCTTCACCAACAGTAATAGAAACATTTGACTGTCCAGTCAATACACTTGCTGGAATTTGGACCTGATAGAAACCACCTGATCCACCGCCGCCACCGCCTGATGTCCAGTATCCTCTCTCTTCAGCAACAACAACTTTTGCTTTACCATTTGTACCAGCAGGGTTAGAGTTACTTTGAGAAATAACATCACTAATATATTGAGTTCTTACAGCAGATAGTCCACGCTTACCACCATATCCTTGTTCGTGACCACCTGATCCACCGCCACCTGCGCCTGGCTGACCGCCTTGAGTGTCACCGTTACGACCGCAACCGCCGCCGCCTCCGCCGCCTCCGCCACCAGTACAACCATAGCGACCGCCAGTTGCACCAGTACCAGTAAACAATGCCTGTGATGTTTCAATAACGTTGTTACCTGGAGAGTTTGCAGATTGTCCATTTTGTCCGCAGGATCCTTCACCAAATCCACCTCCACCACCGCCGCCACCAGCGCCAGCGATTGTAATGTTACCAGATTGTAGTTTTAGAATAGTAGCAGCACCACCGCCGCCACCGTTGTTACTACCATAACCTTCACCTGCTCTACCACCCTTACCAGAGTGTGCGGCAGCTGCCTGACCATTATATGCTCTACCAGATTGTCCAGTTTGAACTTGGTATGTTGTTCCTGCTGTTGGGTTTGCAATAGCAATCTTCATATAAGATCCACTACCACCTTCACCAGCAGCACCACAACCATTACCACCAAAGTTACCACAATCGCGACCACCGCCGCCCCATAGTTCCCATGTGATACCATTAATACCGTAGTTAGTATTACTTACAGCAGCAGTCCAGTTTTGAGTGCCAGAACTGTAACTAAACTCAGTAGATACATTACCAGTGGCATTGACAATTCTGGTTCTACCTTTAGTTCCATTAGCACCAAAAAGGTTTGTGCCAGGAGTTCCTTCTGAGTTCTCTGGAATTGCAGATGGATTTTCTAGAAGTTTCTTCCAAAATGGTCCGCTGCCACCGTCTCCACCGCTTCCACCAGTTCCTGGGTTGTTTTGGATGACTTGAACATCACCACTCGCACTACCAGTTTTAGATGTAGATCCTTGGTTTCCACCTTCACCACCTGAGTTAGTGGAAGCAGCGCCACCTCTGGTGCCACCACCACAATTTAGACGTAAGATACTACCATTAGATCCAACATCAAATCTAGAAGCTGTACCATTATTACCTTGTTTGCTATAAACAGCACCAGATGCGCCACCACCAACTAAACTGACCGTTGCTTGGTCAATACCTGAAGGAACTGATGGGTTGTAACTACCAGCGTTGGTATATTCAACAACAGTGGTTTCATAAATTGGTACACCACCACCAATGATAGTTCTACCAGCAATACTACTAGTAGAAGTGAAAGTATAGAATACTGGCGTAGCATATCCAGTTTGCTGAACAAATGAACCAGCACCTGCACCACCTGATGCATAGTAGAAACCTGGCTCTTTAATAGAACCAGAATCTTGGTCACCACCACTCCAGTTGTAAATGTCATATGTACCAACACTATTGTCTAGAATTGGTGCTTTGGATAGAACGTGAGTGTGGTTGTATGCAATACCGCCTGGTGGTAAGAAACTATTAACCTTACCTGTGCCAGGTTTATATGATACGATATACCTATCACCAGATACTGCCTGAGGCATACCAGTATCCTGTGGTGCTTCACAGTGCAGCAAGAAGTGAGAGTGTTGTGGAGCACCTGAGATCTTCTTCTCCTGCATTGTAACTTCAATGACTTGACCACCAATGATAGATGCTTCTACAGTATCAACAACACCAGAATAGTTTGCGGTAGTGATATTACCTAGTGAGAACTGACCCTTTTGGGCGTTCTTGTTCATGTACCAATTACCATCGATAGTATTAATACCAACGCCTAGTTCAGAGTTACCTACGTTAGGAGTATTTGGACCATAAACAGGACCATTACCAACAATTCTTTTTGCTTTTAGATCAGGAACTTTAAATGTTCCCATGTTTTCATCTGGCCAATACAACCAAACATTATTTCTATTAATAGATGCAATCGATCCAGCATTTGGATTAATTCTGACTGCATATGTTACAGTGCCTGTGGTTCCAGTTGTTGAGAATGTAATATTTGGAGGATTTTCTGGATCATATCCTAATCCTGGGTTTAATACTTCAACACCAGTGATTTGACCAGACGCCATAGAAACACTACAGGTTGCTTGGGTTGGTGTTATACCTTCAAATATTGCATTAGCACCAGTAGGTGGAGCATCAATTGTTGCAGTAACGGTTCCTGACCAGTTACTACTAGTTGTTAAAACATCAATACCATCACTTGCAATACCACCATAATCATTACCGATTGCTTCATACAAGGCAGGGTAATCATGGATATAATATTCAGATCCATCACAGTAGATATAACCAGGATATTGATACTCTGGATTATTCTCTGGTTCTGCATCACCAGCAATTTCTACATATTTTGTAGTGCCACCAGGACCTGCAGATGAAGTAGGAATGAAACTGTGATCATAAGACCCCTCAGTTGACTTAAGGGTTGTAATGATAGTTCCAATACCCTGACTGTCTGGATGCTTGTCAGTGTAATATAGTTCTCTCGTATTTCTATACGTGGGGTTAATTGCTACCATTGTCTTTAATACTTAATGAGATATTCCATGATGATATAAGGACTTGTGACCTGATCTAACGCTGCAACTTGATCAGTTTGCAATGTTAATGTGGTCTGCAAGTTATCAGGTGATAACAGAAAACCGTTAGTCTTAATTTTATATGTATGTGTGTTCTGAGTGAGCAAAATCTTGTGGTTATGGATCGTAGGATCTGCTCCTGGTTGATAAGCTAACTCATCAATTTCAGTAAATGTATTATTGACCTGTGGATATGATGTCTGTGATTTACTGTTAGAGTTGACGTTGAGTGGGACAACATCATACAAACTTGCACCCTTCCAGTCATTAGGTACACCCTGTCCACCTTGAATATAAGTTGCGGGAACAGTACCATTATCTGAAATGCTACCAGAGTTTGTTTCTACACAACCAATCAATGGAACGATCGCGTGTGAAATAAAGTTTGGTGGAGCATAGAAATCAACATCGTCTAGATCAAAGTTTGTTGCTGAGTTTAGCAAACATTGATATCTCAAAGAGTTTAGACCACTAGCACCTGATAGGTTATAACAATAGTTTGAGTAGACAACTTCAGCAACACCTGCCTGGTTGTCAACCTGAGATGATCTAGAAGTAATACCAGATGCAATTGCCCAACATGGTTTTTGGTTTGTACCTGCACCTTCACTATTATTATACTGAGTATTATCCATCCATTTTTGAATTGGAATGGTCGATGCAGTATAATAAGATCCTATGCCTTGTCCTCTAGGTCCACCAGTTTCATTGGTAGTCTTAAGTCTTAGTCTATTTGTAGTTGCAAAGTGCATGTGAGAATGCAATGCTAGACTGTCAACTGCTTCTTGATCTGTAAAACCAGTATTATTAGTTCCTTTTGTCCATGCTGGTTTACCTTTCAATGCAATCTCTTGAGAGGGCACAGTAAAATTACCAGTGTAACTAACTGGAATAACTGTTGTATTACCTGATGTTGTACCAGCAGTAGCAGTTGCTTCAATACCCATACCAGATCTGCGTCTCTCTGTACCAGACTGGTCATTTTTTACAATATTAATGTATGTACCTGCAGAACCACCTGTAGTTGGTTTTGGGAATTTAGAACCTAGATCAGGTACAATAAACTCGTCATCATCTACATCGTCAATAGGATCATTACTAATGTCACGCCTAATAAACTTAGATGCACTCCCAACGCCAAGTATTTCAGCGAGTTGGGGATAGTCTTCCGCTTTGTATACTGTTCCATCACACTTTAAGTATCCTGCAGGTAATCTTTTGATATTATCCTCAGCATTAGGACTTAAACTGGTTAACTCCACTGGCCATATAATGATACTACCAGTACCAGATCCGTATTTAGATTTTTCTTTTCCTAGGACTACAGGCATGTCAATATGCTTTAATTAAGAACGTACAAATTAAGGCTGGCATTGAAACCTCAGCAATAATATTTAGCGCATCATTGATGTTTTCTGGAGAAACTGTACCTAAACTCACGTTATTTACTGGGTGAGTTGTTGGTGCTGCCAAAGATCCTCTACCTTGGTTCAATTCAAAACTGCCGTGGTTATGACCCAAGAAGGAAGAACTATTTGGATCTAACTGAGAGGTAATATTATTTGTAGTTGTTGGATAAGTTGCGTGTTTGAAACTTAATGTTTGGTTTGATAATGCAGTGGTATTAGCACATGGTTGTGATAATTCAATTGTATAAACATAAGTTGCAGTTGAGTTTCCTTCTCTACTGATACCAGTAATTTGTGTACCAGGGCGTACAACACCATTTAGATATACCCACATAAATGGTACAACTTCATCTAATTCATATGCACTACCAATGTTAGCACCTGCAGGTAAATCAATAGAACTAGCATTAGCGGGAATAGTTACACCACTAACTGTAAATGCTGATGCTGTATCAGGATCATAATTTGTAGTTGGACCAAAGTGATTTCTTCTATTACCAACTTCAATTGGTTTTGGAAATAGTCCTGTCCACGCATCCATTGCGTGTGTTTTAACTACATCACTATCAGTAACAGTAAATGTATTTGTAGAAGAAGTACCATTATAAATGTAAGACAAATCACTAGCAGCAACCAATCCAGATGGGTGTGCTTGTGTAGGTGGCCAGTTCTGTGCAGGAACTTTTGCCCAATAATCTGATCCTTCAAAATTATAAAATCTATCACCACTTGGTAGTGTAAACTCGTGTTGTTCATCACCATAGTATGTTGCTTGCACTCTACCATTTTGCCAAGATGGTGCAGTTGCTGCATCCTGCAACTGACATTCAGAGTAACCAAAGTCATTAACACAACTACCAGAAACACCACCACCAGTTACAATATTAGATGGTTCAAATAAATGAGGACCAGAGAATTGAGCAGTTGCTTTACTATATGTACCAGGGTGCGAGTGACCAGGAGTGTGGTTGATACCTAGTTTTCTATTAATCGTATAGACTGTAGTTGAGAAGTCTGGTGGTGCAATAGAGATGTTTGTCATCTTTGCATTCATCACCAATGATGGATCAACAGTAAAATCAATGTCTGTGTTAGCAGAGATTGTAATTGGAATTGGACTTGTTAGACTGATACTACCAAATCCACCAACTAAAGCATTTCCAGTGTAGCTATTAGTGACCAATACATTATATGCATCTGACTGTCCATATTGATATTCTGATTGTGCCAAATAATTAGGTTCTAAGTCAATCGGCATCTTCAATGTCATATTTGGCATACGAATTGATCCCTCATATTCGGGGAAATTACCACCAAACTCATCATTAGCACCATATGTGTCACCAATAATAGATGTTAGTAGTGGATACCTAGATGCATTTTCTAGTTGTCCACCACAAACAATCCATCCTTTGGGGATATTGGAGAGGGAGAAACCATCGTTTCCATCCCCACTCCAAGGCATGATAGTGCCAACTTTGGCACTTTTCATGAATTTGATTATTCCGTATCTTACTGCCATGTATCAGAGCTCCATTAACCACCAACCGCGTAGATCTGTTGGAATTTCAGATGCGTTTGGATCGCCTACAGCATCACTCGCGCCAACATAAACCAGACCGAAGGATGCATTTCGGGTTTGAACGATTAGTTCACCGCTGTTCCATGCGACTGCTGATGCTGCACCCGATCCTGCTACTGCCTTTGTACCAGTGCTATCACCTTGAATTGGAACTGCTGTAGTTCCGATAGGTAGAGCACGGACAATTAGGTTAGCATTGTAGGATAGGTTACCAGTAATATCAATGAACCTGATCATGTCACCTGTTTGTGCGTCAGATGGTAGATAAACAACCATGTTGCCACTAGATGATGGGTTACAGAGATAGTTACCATTAGGTTGTAGTGGGTTGTCCACAACCTGTCCAAATCCTGTGGTAGATGCTGCGAGATATGTCCAGCGGCGACCACCATTGGAGTTGAGGTATCTGCTAATACCGAAGGCATCGATAGATCCATCTTGATACATGATGAAGTCCTTAGGACCAGCACCAGTATTACCAGCAGAACCAATATTATCTATATGTACTAACTTATCGCTAGAACTTTCATTGGCGAGGATCTTACCCTTATGATAGAGGGAAGCACCCATTTCGACAGATCCGTCTTGATTATCAACTTTGAATACATTATCATTGGTGCAAACACCATTTTCTTGACAAACCTGCTTGAATACTCTCAACTGACCGTAGATGTCTGCTCTACCATTGAGGTATAGACCAGATCTGCCAGTGACAGGATCAAGAATTGCACCATCACCAGGGTGACCATCATCGTTAGCAACACTAAAGATGAGTGTCTTGGCATCTGTGCCAAACATTCTGAGGTTACCACTTGTGAGGTTGAGGTCATCATGGACCCTCAATCTACCACCACCAAAGTATCTTCTGATATTTGCTTCTGGTTCATCATTATCATAACTGTCTCTGATGCTCTTAGGCATCTTGACACCAAATGCAGGGTCAACATTACCGTCAATGCTATCAGGTAGGAAGAATTCACTACCAATTCTGATAACCTGTGGGTAGTCGAGTTTTTGTGCAACCAGATCACCATTGACCAGTTCGATCTTAATTCGATCTGGATTTGTGTTAGGTGAAGGTGCCTGTGTTCTACCAGTTGCAGGTAGTGCTGTTGCTAGTTTGGTTGTTCTAGTGTCTTTCTGAACCTTAACGACGACTGCACCAACAGTGAAACTTTGAGCAGTTGTTGTTTCCTGAGCACGACCACCACTTGGATAATCAACACTTGTGCTGAATGGAATACGTGGTTCATTAGAACCGCTATCAACGTATGGAGCAGCAGTAATTCTAATGAATTCTGCCTTAGTTGTACCCTGATAGATTAGAACCAAATCACCTGCACTAAATCCAGTGATGCTGTTAACAACTAAGAATTGGGTTTGACCACCAGAAAGTGTAGAAGCAAGTAAGGTCTTAGGACCATCAGCTTGAATAGTCTGTGGATCTTCAGTATAGACAATTACATCTTCACTTGTGGTATGTGCCGAAGCACTAGACTGATAGTGTGCTTGGAGCGCCCAAACATGTCCCCACTGATTACCAATTACAGTGTCACCCATACAAGTGTTAACTTCAAATGTTGGGAACACTCTGTTGGTAAGTGTCAGTTTCTTATCATCTGATGTACCAGCAAATTCATCGAAGATGTCGTTAACAACAGATGATGTAGTAGCACCACAACCACCCTCTAGTGTCAGAGAACCATAGATGTTAAGTACAGAATCTTGGTCTGTTTGATCACCAATCGTGATATCACCAGTTACACTATCGACAATGAATACATTGGTCTCTGTTGCAGTATCACAACCTCTAGTAACAATTAGTTTCTTAGATACCTGATCAAGTTGAGTTACAACCTTGACAATCTCACCTTGGTTGAAGTCACCGTCGTCGTTGGTGTCTTCACGATCAACAATAACATAATCATTAGTTGTTAGACCACCACCAAACTGAGAGAGGTAGAAGTTATCACGAGGACCAGTTGCATCAACAACAGTTGTGGTCCATGTAGCATCAAATGCGATGTTACACTTCCAAACGTTGGTTGCATCTAGGTGATTATCAAGATAATCCTTAGCAGGATTTAGTTGCTGTAACTTATACTTGGTAAAGGAACCAAGTGGATGACGCTTAACCTTGAGGTAGTAAGGAGCAGATTCTGCACCTTGTAGACCATCTTCAGTAATTCTGACAAGTTCAGGATAACGCTCAGAGTTACCAGATCCAGTAGGAGCAGTATCAATGAGTAGATAATCACCTGCTTGGAAGTAAGGAGTTGGTCTATACTTCATTGGGAGATAGAACTCATCACCAGTGATTGCTGGTAGATCAGCACCTTCAGCGCCTGCTCCACTCTTGCTCTCTTGGAAGTTGGTTCCACCCCATACACCAGCACCAGCAGTATCAACTCTGTTGAAACCAGCAGCGAGTTCTGCAGTTGTTGGAGCGTTAAAGTCAGCGACTGTAATTACACCAACGTTGATGATATCGATGTTGCTGTTAAATGTGTTCTGACCGAGAACACCGCTAGGATGAGCGAAGTCATCAGTACCAAGTTGTCCTCTATCACCCTCAAAGGAGTAAGAAGCATTACCACCACAGAGTTTGATGTCAGCATTGAAACGTGCATTAGCATCAACAACAAAGTTATTTCTAACTGTTGTAGTACCACCCTGACCACCAATAGTGATTAGAGATGCGTTGGTAGCAAAGTTAACTGTCTGTGTCTGAGTGGTGAAGAAGTTAAGAACACCTGCTTCAGATCTTACTGTGACAACCTGATCAGGATTAGTTTCATCACCACCAGTTGTTCTGTTAGCACCGATTAGTAGATCACCAGCAAGACTTGTCTGTCTGGTTCCGATCAGTGTGTAAGAGTTAGAAGAGTTGTTGCCATATGCACCACCAATTTGAACCTTAGAGATGTAAGTTGCTGTATCAGCAATGTCACCAAGGAAGATGTTGGAGTGATCAGCAGAGTTACCAAGTCTGAGGAATTGATCACCAGTGCAACTATCACCAATGTAGATCCACTGATTTGCAGTGGTGCCACTACCGATCTTAATTGTCTTCGCCCAACCAGCGAGGTTCATGCCAGCAGTGTTGTTACCACCAACAAATGTGCTATCGTTGAAGAGGTTGACTGTACCAGTTGTCTGAGAAGTTCTTACCTCAGCAACAGAACCATTGTCACCATTGACTTCGATGTCATGCTCGAAGCGAGCATCATCAGTAAATCTAGATAGACCGTCAACAACCAGAACTCTGTCTAGTTGAGAGTTAGGTACGTTAATACCAACACGACCACCATTTGTAGTAGCAATACGGAATACTGCCTCATCATTAGGAGCAGCACTGTCACCACCAACTAGGAATGCATTATTTTCTGCATTCTTATCGCGATCAGCGAAGTTAGCATGGTTGTTGAAGTCATCAGTCGTTCTACCACTGATGAATGCAGTACCAACAACATCGAGGTTTGCACGAGGTGTTGTATCGTTGCTAGTCCATGCATTTTCAAATGCACTGTGTGCAGCACGAGCAACAGTGTTAATACCAAGTTTGAAGTTACCAATAGTTTCTGTCTCAGTTCTGAGTGCCTCAGCACCTAGGACACCACACTCTTTCCATAGTGAGTTAGAGAACTCAACTGTTGGAACAGAGCCATTTCCGTTATTTGATGCAGCAGCACCAGCAATGACACTGCTCCAGTTTGTAGTTCCAGCAGGAACTGGATCAACTAGTTGAATATGAACATAGCTGTTATTGACAGAGAAGGCATCACCATCAGGAGATACAATGAACCATGTACCATTTAGTGATGTATTAGGATAGTAATCAGTAATTCTGATTTGAGAATTATCCGAAATACCAAGTGCGCTGTTTAGTACAGCAACACCAGATGCTCTCCAAGAAATCTTAATGCGGTTAGAACTATCAGAAATGATCTGATAAACAGTAGCGTTAGGAACTTGAGTATATCCATCAGCAAAGACCCAACCAAGAGAACCAGTTAGGTTAACTTGAGCACCCTTGAATAGGAAGTCACCTGCAACAGGTAGAACACCACCGAAGTTTGCCTTCTGTTGTGTTACAATATCACCAAGACTATTGGTATATGTTAGTCTAGTACCACCACTAGTTGGGAATACGTTAGCAGACTGGTTTGGTGTCTGGTTAGAACCAAATGCGCCAATAGCATGTGTAAAGAACTTATATCCTCTTGCTCTTGGGTATCTGATTGGAGTAAACTCAAATACAGCAGCCTTGACCTTGTTCTTACTGAGAGTGATGTCACCAGCAGTAGGAGGTGTAAATTCAACTCTGTTTAGTCTCTCATCTTGTTCCTTACCGTTTGTTAGACCGTTCTCGGTGCTAGCAACGTTGGAACGAATGATCAGGGAATCCTTGACCTGAGTAAAGTCACCATCCTGAACAGAGATAACGAAAGGAGATTCAATCGAGTTGACTAGGGATCCATCACCACCAACGATTGTAATGTTCTGGTTGAACGTTACAGGTGTATCGAAGGTAGTAACGAGACCGCCAATTACGTCATCCTCGTCTCCATCATCTGCAAGTGTTGCTCTGTCGATGAATGTCTCTTCACCAGTAATAGCGTTAATTCTTCTATTACCAATGTAGAGGTCACCCTGAGAGTTAATACCTGTGTAGAAGACGATACCACCGTCTTGTTTCTTACTTTGTGCGTAGAAGTCCTCATCAGGTGTTAGGACAACTTCCTGACGCGCTGGGAGACCAGTGGAGTAGTTACCAGGACCGAAACCAAGGTATTCAAACGTGTGGTTACCAGCACGAGCGATAGATGGTCTTCTAAGTTCAACATAGTAACGCTGATCTGCAACAACTAGACTATCACCAGCGATAGGAATACGACGATCTTCAGAACCTGAAGTTGCATTACCTTGCTGTGCTCTAATCTGATTGTCACCAGTGTAGGTGTTGTAGATGAACGCTGGGTTGTTGATTAGATCTTCGACGAGTTCTCTGGTTGTCGAACCCTTGAAGTCGTTAACCGTAACTAGACCGTGGACATAGTTGTCAGCAGCAGAATATACTTGTGGTGGGTCAATTAGGTTAGCGTAGTAATCTTTCTCAGATTGCGTTGTACCATTGTTCTTGAACCAAAGAGGATCGTTTCTGTAGTTCAGAGGATACAGTTTGCTGACTGGTTGAGAGAACTTAAACTTCTTGAAGTTGTTAGTTACACCAGCACCAGTTGGGAATGGAGAGATGTTACCACGTAGTGCAGTTAGATAGTAGATACCATCTTGCTGACCTGCAATTCTGCGCTGTAGTGTCTCATAACCAAAGATGTAGAAGGTATCTTCGATGACACCTGCATCTTCGACGCTATCAACATAGTATTCAACACCTGCGCTATCCTGAATACGATCACCAGGGGTGATGGTGTAAACGTTAGCGCCGTTTTGCTTGTAAAAATACTCAGGATAATTTTTTCTGATATGTGTTTTCAGAGGTAGCGATTTGCCCATATCCTGGTCTTCCAGCATATCAGCAAAGACGTTGCCCTGAGTAAATCTGGTGTTAGTGAACTCACTGTACTCAAGAATACCATCGCGGATATTCTTGATGATTAGATAGTGCTCACCGTTAACAGTGTAGTATGCATGAATACTGCAGTTACCAGAAGAATTACCAGCAAAGGAAGCAGCATTATCATCTGCAGCACCGTTTCTAGTCTTATTAGCAACAAAGATGCCACCCTGAGGAGCAGTGATCTTAACTGTGGTTAGGATTTCGTTGCTTAGACCAGAGAAATTGAGAGTATCAATTGTGTGATCAAATAGGGTCAGTTCTAGATACTGAATGGTAGGATCTAGATCATCTGCAACATAACGACCAGATTGGATCGTTGCCTGAACACCAGAAGCAAAGCGAGCAAATGCACGATACTCAGTACCTGCACCTGTTTGATCCTTCTTATATGGATCATATGCATTATCAGTGTTGAGAGTATTAGTAGTGAAGTCTTCCTTAACAAAACCAATACGCTCACCTGCTTGGACTGGGTTCTCGAAACGAGCACCATAGACAGTACCAGTTACAGGTTTGAGTAGGACTTTCTGAGGAACAAGTCTACGTGTGTCGTCAGTTCTTGTCTTAAGAACGAAACCATTGATAGGATCTCTAGCGTTCTCAAGATACTTAGGAATGACGAAACGGATCTTATATGTTCTCTCATCTGCCTCACGAGTGTCATCGAGACGCTCATACCACATGTCAGTGGATCTTGGAGTGTCTGCATAATCACTCTGGTTAATTCTCCAGAAGATATTGTTCTTCTTGACACTATCTAGTTGACCAGTAACCTGATCCTTACATTGGATGTACCACTTACCTGCATCAGTTACACCATCAGTGAATGATGGGTCGAAGCGCATTGGCGAACGACGCTTGTTAGCATAGACCTGGAAGTCTGCAGATGTTACAACAAACGAGATTGGGTTAACGTTGTTGATTGCATCAGAGTGTGACAGGTGAATTGTGAAACGCTTATTGGTTTGATAGCGAGCGAAGAACTCTTTATTTGGATTGATCTTACCGAAGTTGCTAGAACCACTGTCGATAACAGCAACATCAGCATCGTTTGCATAGGTTGTAGAAACTGCAGGTAGTTGACCACCTTCAGATGCTCTGAAGAATACCTTTTGAGGTGTAGTAGATGCAGATGGTAGGTCAAAGACGTGAGATACATCAGTCTGAATAAACGTTGCACTTGCAAGTGTGCTAGTGTAGTTGTGTAGATCGTACTTATCATCCAAGATGAACTGATAGAGATCGATCTCAACATCCTTATCGATGCTGTCAGTCTCAGATGCATAGATGTAGATACCTGCTGCAGCGTTCTCTTTAGAGGTTGCGAGCATCAACTTCGTCTGGTCAGCACCATTAAAGAAGCTAGTACCACTGAAGTCTTCTGGTTGTGTTACTCTACCAGGAGCAATTACATAGTAAGTTCTGTTTGTCTCGAAACCATTAGGTAGTCTGACAAGACGCTTATCAACGTCAACATACTTACCAGTTACGCTATCGAAACGTGGACGTGGAACCAGTCTGACTGGTGTACCAGTTTCAAAGTTGTGTGGGTTAGAAGGTCCAAGACCAGTAGTATCAATGGTGAATACTGTAGCTCTAGATGCTAGAAGTGCAGTGTTAACTGTCTGTTCTTGTAGGGATACAGTTCCAAGACCACTGTTAATGATAGTCGTGATGCAACCGATTAGAGTTTCAATAGCATCAGCAGTACCAGAGCACTCTCTGTAAGTTGCGGATGTTAGAGTATCTTGGATAACATCAGGACCTGTGTTCTCAGGACCAACAGTGACTGTTGTAGGTAGTGTATCTGCCCAGATGCCTTCTTCGTATACAAAGTATAGTTCAGTTGTGCTACTGGTCAACTGTGCATTGACAGTGTTACCTTCGTTTAGTCTAGAGTTCTTAACACCAAGTTCGATCTGAGTGTTGCTGACGATACGCTTAACGTATGCACCTTCAGGAATATTGTTGTATAGTGCTGTTGCACCATCCTGTAGCAGACCGTTGACATATGCAGGATCGACGTTGCTGGAGTTATCATACTCCTTAACGCTCATGCCAATGACAATACCACGAGTGTCATTAACATCAACGATTGCAGAACCAGCGGTTGTAGAGCAGTTGTATGCGAGAACATCAAAGTTACGCATTGCAGCGGTTGCCAACTGTCCAACGTAATCCCATGCATCTAGGGTTTCAGTCTTCTCACCATCGATGTAGGTGAGGCTGTTACCAACATAGTATGCTTCACCTGCCTGGATGCTGTTCTGGTTACCACCAAGTCTCAAGTCATTGACAACAGCGTCAACGATATAGGAAACGTCACGGAAACACTTGGATGCTTCATTGTTAGTGGTAAAGTCACCCTTATTAACAGGTGGTAGGTTATCGATTGTACCGTTGCCAATAGCATCAGTAAAGATATCAAACAGGTTCTCAATGGTAGAGCGGACGTTTGCACAATCCCAGTTACCATTGCTGAGAGGTGGTAGATTGTCTAGGTTACCTGCATAGAGTGCGTCAGAAACAATACCGACAAGAGTATCAACTGTCTGAAGAACATCAGCACAGTTACCCATTGCATATGCAGTAGGTTGATTTGCTCTAGAAGCACGAGGATAAGAGTGAGTTGTTACACCTTGATCCTTAGTGCATCTGAATGTTAGACCTTCAGTTTTGATCTTGATGCTAGTGTTAGCAGTGAGGTTATGTGCAGCAGATGTAGTAACAACAACTAGACCAGATGCTGGATCGTAAGTTGCTCCAGTTACATCATGCTCAACTAGTGGAGATGTACCAACGTTGATTGTGAATGAAGTTGATGTTGTTGCAGTAACCGCAGTGTTCTGACCAGAAATAGGATCGGAACCAGCACGAGGATATGTCTTGTTAGCAGTATATCCATCCATTGCACACTTGAATGTGAAACCATTATCATCGAGAGATACCTGATCAGAGGTGGTTACACCGTGTGGAGATCCGAAGTACATGGTGAAATCACCAGTAGCAGGATCGTATGTTGCATTGGTTGGAGTTAGTTGAGAACCACCAACAACATTAACAGAGTTAGCAGCAGCACTTACAAATCTGTGATCATATGCACCACCAGATACGATTGCACCAGCAAGAGCAGATACAAAGGTGTGTGGGTAAATGTGAGTAGAGGTGCCAACGTTGAAGGATAGTGTATCAGTAGTGACTGCAGTTAGATTGACTGCTGTGTCATATGCAGGGTCAGCAGCAGGGTTGCCAGTAGTTCTAGTAGCAGTTAGTGTACCAACACCACTGTCAGTGCCGATTGCCTGAATGATCATACCCATTAGGGTATCAACAGCAGCAACAGCAGAACCACAACGTGGAAGTAGTTCACCTGCATCCCAGTCTTCTACCATCGTAGGATCTTTGATCTGGGAGAGAGGATTACCAGCAGAAACTGTTACAGTCTCATTATTGATAACTTGGATTGCAATGTTCTTCGCTTCAGTGAATACTCTTGCTGCTTCATCACGCTCAGCGTCGATGAATGTCTCAACAGTAACACCATTGAATACGTTAGTAATATAGATCTTAGCACTGTCATAAGTCTTGGAGTTACCACCAAACTTAACGTCCCACATGACTTCTTCAAGAACATCCATAACATCATCCAAGCAATCTTGCTTAGTGTTACCAGTTCCTGGTGTGTAATTAGGATAGACAGCAAGCATACGTCTGTATGCTTCTTCAGCGATGAATGCCTTGTTAAGTAGAACAACTCTGTGTGCATCACACTCGATGTCACCAACGATAGTTGGATCGCCAATAGCATCTAGAGTGATGTTAAGATCGCGATCATAGTATTGGTTGTTTGCTGCACGGTTCATTAGATCTGCAGCACGCTTAAATGCAGTGATAGCAGGTCCAACTTCGTTGTCAACACCGTTGGTGATTAGGGAATTGCCATTAAAGTATTCCTTAGTTGCAGCGAGAGTATACTCATTACCACCGAACCAGAGATCTTGTGCGATAGCATCAACAACGTGACCGATATCTCTGCGACACTTAGCTTCACCAGTGATGAATGTTCCAGTGTTATCAGCAGAGTTCCAAATACCACCAGTGATGTTACCATTAGTAATTGCGTCAGTAACAATCGTTCCTAGTGTATCAAGTGCTGCTTGTACATCAGAACATGCTGCTGGATCTTGTCTGTCAACAGGAGAAGAAACAACTTCTAGGACAGCATCAGTAGCAGCACTTACAAATGTATGAGTGTAGTTACCACCAGATCTTACAGCGCCTGCAGTTGCAGATACAAATGTATGTGCAGAAAGAGGACTGTATCTAACAGCATTTGCGGTAGCAGATACAAATGTATGTGCAGATGTATCAGACGATGTACCTACATTAACTGTAATGGTAGTAGCGGTCTTAGCAGTAATGCTGATAGATCTACCAGCGTATGGATCAGTGCCAGGACGTGGATATGTGTGCTGAGTAGCATTGTTATCCAGAGCACATGTGAATGTGAAGGAGTTATCAGCAAGAACAATACCTTCACCAACATCTAGACCATGGTTTGCACCGATAGTGATCTCCATGAGACCAGTGGTAGGATCGTAAGTAGCAAATGTTGGAGAGAAAGTACGGTTAGAATCTGCAGGACCAACGTTGATCTTAATTGTGTTAGCAGTTACAGCAGTGATAGGTACAGCAGTGTCATATACTCTATCTTGCTTCTTCTTAACACCATTAGCAGTTGCGCTAACAAATGTATGTGCATATTGATCATTTACACCAGAAACACCAACCTGAACTCTAAATCTGTTAGAAGTTACATCATAGATTGGGATCCACTTACCAGCGAAAGGATCAGTTCCTGCACGTGGATATGAATGCTGGGTCTGGTTGTTATCTTGAGTACAAGTAAATGTGACAGAGTTATTATCAAACTTAATTAGATCACCATTCTTCCAACCATGATTTGGGATGGTGCAAGTCATTACACCAGTCGCAGGATCATAGTCAGCAGTAGTGATTGTATCCTGATCAATTAGAGTTCTAGGATATGAATGCTGGGTCTGGTTGTTATCCTTAGCACAAGTAAATGTGAGTGATTCATCTACAAGTTTGATGCTCTCACCAACAACTAGAGAGTGACTACCAATTGTTAGTTCTACATCACCAGTAGAAGGTTCGTAGTCAGCAGCAGTAACGTTAAATGGAACGATTGGTGATGTACCAACGTTAACATCAAATGTATTTGTAGTTACATTAGATACTGTCATTGCAGTATCGAAGTTACCATCACCTTGACGTGGATATGTCTTCTGAGAGACATTACCATCCATGTCACACGTGAAAGTAAAGGAGTTATCCTTAAACTTGACTTGATCACCATTGCTTAGACCGTGGTTAGCAATTGTAATCGTAGAAACACCAGTTGCAGGATTATAAGTAGCGGCAGATGGTGTGCCTACAGCAGGGTAAGAACCATTGTAGTTTGCATTACCTTCAGTAACAGTGAGATCCTTATAATACAGTCCATTATAGACTGCTTTCTTCATCTCATTAACTGCAGTTTGGAATGCAGTTACGCTCTCCGCTTCTTCACCCACAAGACCATTGCTCAGTGGTGTAGTAGCATTAGTAAAGTATTGTCTGGTGAATTCCTTGGAGTGTCTGTTACCCTCTGTGAACATGTCAACAGAGATAGCATCGATGAAGTAACCGATGTCACGAGCACACTTGCTTTCGCCAGGACCCATGCCATAACCGTAGTTAACCTCGGTAGGCATTGTGCTAAGGTTACCTTGAGTAAAGACAGTCTGAACAATACCATTGAGAGTATCGATTGCTGCCTGAACGTCAGAGCATAGTGCAGGTTGTGCTGTGATTAGTTGATTTGCAGTGTTACCAGCGAAGGTAACAGCATCTGTAGCAGCACTTACAAACGTATGATTGCTGAAGTTTGTGTTACCATCACCAACATTAACTGTAATGGTGTCAGTAGTAGCAGCAGTAATTTCAATGTACTGACCCGCAACAGGGTCAGTAGCTCTTGGATATGCGGTTGCTTGAGTATTACCATCTAGATCGCAAGTGAAACTTAGCGAACCAGTAGCAAGGGTGATATAATCACCAACAGATAGATCATGGTTAGCAATGCTAAGAACCGTAATACCAGTGTTTGGATCATAAGTTGCGCCGTGTGGAGTAAAGCTTCTTGTTACTTGACCATAGTCGCTGCCAGGTGCATTGTCAGCAGTAATGGTTAGATCTTTTTCATATAGTTGGTTGCTGACTGCCTTCTTCATCATCTCAGCAGCTTTAGCGAATGCAGTCTTAGAAGGACCTTCTTCGCCTGCTAGACCATCACTGATCTGAGTGGATACATTACTGAAGTATTCTGCACAGAACCTCCAAGTATATACGTTACCTTTTTTGAATAGGTCAAGTGCTAGAGCGTCAACAAAGTAACCGATGTCTCTACGGCACTTGCTTTCACCAGGACCAGCAATATAAGAAGTCTCTGCAGGTAGACCAGATAGATTACCAGCAGCAACTTGTGCGGTAACAATGTCAGTCAGTGTTACAATAGCAGACTGAACATCATCACAAGCACCAGAGTCAGTTCTGGGGATGTCATTACCGCCACCACCATACTGAGCAGGACCCTCAGTGACTGAGAGATCTTGAATAGCAAGTTGGTTAGCAACTGCTAGTTTCATCTGATCTCTTGCCGAGTTAAATGCGGCAATACTTTCTGTTGTCTCACCTTGTAGACCACCAGTAATCCAGTTGTTACCAGTTCCGTCAAAGTATTCAGAGATAAACTTACGAGCGTACTTGTTACCACCAACAAACAAGTCAAGAGAGATAGCATCAACAAAGTAACCAATATCTCTACGGCACTTATCCTCTAGATTAGGAGGTGCTGGGTTTGGTGGAGCAGCGTTGACTACACCCCATGCGGTGTTAACAATATCAGCTTTGTTCTGCTGGATCAAACGATATGCGTCAGCATATCTAGAACGTGCATCAGTCTCTTGATCACCTGGGATATAGAAGTCAGGATGTGCAACAGCAATCTGTGCTAGACCAGTGTCAACAATCTCATCTCTGTTCTGTTGGATGAGACGGTATGCATCAGCGTATCTAGAACCGTCATCGGTCTGATTATCACCAGGGATATAGAAGTCAGGGTGAGATACTGCAATAGATGCAAGTGCTTTGTCTCTAATCTCAGAAGAGTTACGACGGATCAAACGGAAACCGTCAGCAAGTCTGGATTGAGAATTAGTTTGAGTGTCGCCAGGAATGTAGAAGTCAGGATGATATACACTGATCTCTGCCAGTGCTGCGTCGAGGATGAACTCTCTATTGGCGACAATTCTGTTACGTGCGTCCTTATAACGACCAGCAGGATCTTGCTTCTGCGAGATGTCAATAGTTACGCCATTGGTTGTTAGTCCTGCTTCTTCTGCTGCAGAACCAGTGTAACCAGCGTTGATACCATATGGTGTTAGGTTGCTATTAGGATCAGGATCATAAAGGTCTGCCTTAACCGTTAGAAGGTTAGCGACTGCCTTCTTACAAAGATCTCTTGCTCTATTAAATGCAAACAGTGATTGTGCTTCTTCACCAACCAAACCATTGTTGATTGGATCACCATTACCATCAAAGTAGAACTTAGTAGCATCAATAATGTTGGAGTTACCACCATCTCTGAGGTCTTCTGCGATAGCGTCAACAATGAAACCAATGTCACGCTTACACTTACCATCAGCAACACCTTGGATATTACCAATACCAAATGTTTCGACCATCTGGTCGAATGCTGTGTTGACAATCTCCTGACGGTTTGCAAGGATTAGGTTACGTGCGTCGAAGTAACGATTACCTGCAGGATTTAAACCAGGGTTGACATAAGAAATGTTCTGAAGTCTAGGATACTTCTCTAAGATGTAACCGAAGACTTCCTCCTGGATCATGCGGCGGTTGCTTTCGATTAGGTTAGCAGCGTCAGCATAGACACTGTTAACAACACCACCAGATGGGTTTAGAATAGCACCCTTAGCAAGATACTTGACGAAACCTGTTGGTTCTAGAGCAACATTAAAGAACTCATCAGTACCAGCAGCAGGAGATAGTTTAACGTATAGTTCTTCGTTAGACTTAGCACCAATTCTGAAACCGTCAATTGTAGCAGCAGGACGATCAGTTGGTGTGATAATATCATCACTACCTAGGAACAGTTTGGTGTAGTTGTCAGTCTGAGATAGTGTTCCTTGGATGTCAACAGTGTAGTAAGCAACTTTCTTAGTTGCTGCCTCAGTATCTTGTACCTGCTTAGGTGGAATAATGTCAGTAATGTAACCACCCTTATCTTGGTTAAAGGCGAAACCTTTGAAACCAATAGCATGAAGTGATGTATTACCGAAGTTGGAGTTAGAGTTGGTGATAGACATGTCACCACCACTTTCCATCAGGAAGTGATCAGCGAAACCAACAGCGAAGATCGAAACGTTCTGGATGAATGCGTCGTCAGATGCACGAACGTGGAAGTTTCTCCACTCATCCTTCCAATAACTATCACCCTTGGTGTGATAAGGAACCGTAGCAAATGCGTCTGCTAGTGATGCTTGGTTCCAAGTGTTAGAATACTCGTCGTAACGGATGAATGCTCTGTCGTCCTTCTGCAACGAAACACCCGTGTACTGCGCGATAACCATGGATTTGAATCCAGTGGCTTTCAGACCATTTGCCCAGATACCACAAATACCCCATGTAGATCTGATCGATACGTTAAAGACATATGGCGATGCAGATTCGACACTATCAACTTCTGCTAGGGTCTGTGCGTTCTGTCCTAGCGTAGGTTGAGAAACTGTCTCTCCAGAAGAAAGGTTGGTGCCAATCGCACTGACAACAACAGGAACTTCGTAAGTAAACTTACGTGGATTGTTTTGATCGATCTCCTTAATCTGGAAGATACCTTCAAGGACTGTATCGATCTCAGTGTTAGCAATAGCAACGAACTGACCTTGGAAGTAACCATGGTCAACCTTTGTTGTTACTTCGATCTCAGAAGTAGATGCTGCAATACTGCTGTCAGTAGTAGCATCAGTGAACTTCAGACTTTCAATAACTCTACTGTCAGACAGAGGTCCAACAATTCTGTTCTCTTGGATATTAAAGTCGAATTCACCTGGATCATCAATTGTAGGTTGATACCTAGAGAATGCTTTAGCAATCTTTCTATAGAATAGCGCAAGTTCTTCCTTGTCAGCGTATTCAAAGACTGTCAGTTTGTGGTGAGAGAAGTTAGGTGCTGCTAGTCTAGTAAAGTCAGTAGGATCGTAGTAAACCTTACCAGTGCCTGCTGCAGAATCATATAGAGGAGATTCAGATGTAGTTTGACCATCTTTGATGGTGAACTGCCAGAAGTAACAACCACCAGTTACGTTGAAGATAGCAGAGCGAGGAATTTCACGTTCGGTAGTTGCAGGATCAGGCACATACATTGGTCTGATCGTGGTTCTTCTTAGGTCATAACCTACGAGAGAAGAACCTCTAGGGATGATAGCACCACCCTCAGTGTTGTTAAACTTATAGAGGACGTTATCTGGGTTAGAGATATCGAGAATAGGATCAGCACCCCATGCCTGAGTAACCTGATCAAATGCGAATTCATCAATTCCAGTGGTATCTACTAGACCAGGACGGTTGTCGATGTAGTGAATACCAGGCATCAGCATGATGCTGAACTGGTCAAATCTATCATTACCAAAACCAGGGAGGTAAGAGAATCTTGCGATTTCTAGGAATGCACGCTGAATACTCTTAAATGGCGTGATTGGTGAATTACCTCTGTTAGATAACGCATCAGTTGCGTTAAAATCATCTGGTGAAACATAGAGATACTTACCAGTCTTTGAACTAATAAGATTATCTAAACGTGTTAGTGGCATGATTACTCTGACCCTGCTTTTGAACTTTATCCTCGGGTTTATTTATACCACAAAACGACTGAAAATACTGTAAGGTTCTATAATTTCAATGAGTAAAGATTTGAACCCTATGGCATGACAATGAGTTCAGGTAGTTCAACCAAACCATTATCTAGTAGTCTGTGACAGTTTGCACATATAGGAGCACACTTGTCTATCTCTTCTTTTAATGTCTTGTAACTAGCGCACTCTAGTAACTTAGATACACTGTACAATTTTGGTGATGGATCCACATGAATAAGATCCATTTGTACAGGATGAAACTCTTTATTGCAGATGATACATGGATGCTTCTTTGCATCCTCTACTATCTGCTTTCTCCTCTTATGACTAATTTGATTTGCTTTATAAGTCTTAGAATTCTTTCTCGCCCACTCGCGCTGATACTTGCGATTTTCTTCTTTATCTTTGTAAGGCATATCAGAAATACTTCTTTAAAACATATGTAGATGTAGTAGAATTGTTCTTTCCACGTTACCATAACTCCCCTTCCTGGGATCGAACCAGGGACCAATTGATTAACAGTCAATCGCTCTACCGCTGAGCTAAAGAGGATTGTGAGTGGAGAATAGGAGACTCGAACTCCTGACATCCTGCTTGCAAAGCAGGCGCTCTACCAACTGAGCTAATTCCCCACAAGCCACATGTCGGACTTGAACCGACGACCTACGGTTTACAAAACCGTTGCTCTATCCAACTGAGCTAAAGTGGCGGTGGAGAGGCATCACTGCCTCTTGAATTCAAAAGCACCCCAGTCAGATCCCCATACTTTTTGATGAGTTTCTGCATGTAGTCCTTTATCAACAACCTTGTAATCTGTCTCAGAAATAGTAACCTCGTTTTGAACGTAGGTTCTAGTTCCTTGCCAGTTGACCCAGCAGTTGCAAGTAGAGGTTCCACCGTGGTAGGTTTTCTCCCCTATCTTCTTCATAATAATATCACACCCATCTCTGTAAGTCAAGTCCTGATCAGTGATTTGATCGATGTTCTTGCACTCAGCGAACCGTAGAGCATCCTTGACTTCGTAGTTTTTGAGACGATAAGCATCCTCGCCTTCATCCACTACTTCAATAACAAACTGACGATAAGGTCGGTTTTTTAGATAGTTGTATGCTTGCTCGCCATAGAAGCGATTATCAGCAATCTTTCTGTGTTGTACTCTGATATGTGCATAACGAGTAGGATGGGACTGTGCTTGAGTTTTATTTGCAAATGTCCCCTCTAACAAATCAATAAACTCATTCATTATGGTATAAGTTCTGGGTTAACAAGGTCTAGTTCAAATAGTACGGGATGGCATTCTTCAGCAATTAGATAATCAGAGTACCTAAAGATATCTTCTAGTATATACTCTTCGTTCATTGCTGCTTCAGACAAGATCCATTTGTCTTGTTTTTGTTCTCTCTCAAGAACATCAAATGCAAATGGCATGTTCTCAATAAAGTACATTAAAACAGGTTCATTGTCAACAAAGACATGTCGCTTGCTAATCGTGTACTTCATTGTCCGTTGCATGATTGTCAGCGTTTCCCAATACTATTTAACATTTATGCGAGATGTTTCTGTACCGTATTCGTTGATTGGATGGAAGTTCATTACAATGCTGTAACGTGGATCTTCTCCATCATAAGGAGGGATTTGATGTTTTAACCAAGCAGGTAAAACCAAGATTGAATTCTTTGGAGTGGCAACCATGACACTGTTGCATGTGTAAGGAGAGAGTTCATACACAGGAAACAGATAATGTTGATAATCCCAAAATGGGTTCTCAACGATCAAACGATTGTCATCCTGAAGATAAAGAATTGCAGACATGTAATAGTTCTTGTGATTATGCATCACACTATTCTGTCCCTTGGTTGTCTTAGTACACCAAGAACTCTTGATATCAAATCCCTGACTGTTTTGTTTCATAATTTGAAAGGAAATATCTTGCATAAGAGTTTCAAAATATTCCTTCATGTCAGGAATTCTATGAAGCACAACTTTATCTTCAGATACAGATGATGACTTATCATCTTCTCCGTCGTCTACACCAACTGTTGTGGTGTATTTTTGTGCTTCACAGAATTTCCTTAATGCATCAGATTGTTCATCTGAAATAGCGTCTTTGTATTGAAAGATTGGGATATGAAAAGGGTCAACCCTCTCAATAATACCACCAACTGTTTGTTCTTCTTCTTGAATATCAAATTCCATAGTCAACCATTAAGTAGGAGTGGCGAGACTTGAACTCGCACGACCAAAGTCAACAGATTTTAAGTCTGGTGCGTCTACCTATTCCGCCACACTCCCATTATGTAGGTCGAACAGGAGGAGCAGAAAGTTTAGTGATAGACTGTTGTTTAATCCACTTTTTTAGTTCGGGAGTTTCTTCCCATTCCCAAATTTCTTCCCGACCTTTGCTGTCGGTCTTCGTTACACTGCGCTTAGTCATTGTTAATACCGTCCATTACTTGTTGTAGATCGTCAGCACGTCCCCTATAGTAATCGATCTCCTCAGCGAGGACATCCCGAATATCGTCAATCACAATACTAGGATCAACGTCATCGTTGAAGTAGGACTTAATCGCTTCGGATAGATAGCGACGCCTATTCCACTCCATACTATACGGTTTGTAATTCATGATAAAAGGTCATATGATTTGATTGTACATGATCTAGGGTTGTTTGTCAAGCATACCTAATCTCTTAAGGTATTTCAAGGTTTCATTCATGTTACCAATGTGCTTGTCATTTATTGCAATCTGGGGATATGATGCATCTCCACCAAATTCCATCTGGAACTGTTGCTTTGAGAAGTGTCTATCTAACTCATATCTGTGAAAGTCAGAAACACCTTTGAGATTTTCTAAGAGTGCTGCCATACGCTCACACTCTTGACTGCCGTTGCTGTAAATTACTGCTGTGGACATTTACTCGTGTGGTTAAATTCAATAACGATCTTTTCATGTTTGGTAGTTCTATCAGAAACATAGTAATGTTTTGCTTCACCACCCAAGATCTTACAAATATTATCTAGTTGAGTTTTAACAGCAAATTTTCTAAAGTCGTCATCGATCATTTTGATTTTGCCACTCATCAATTTCTTCTTGAGTAGGAACTTTGATTGTAAAGGCAGTACCTTCTTCCTCAAATTCCTTATTCATTTTTTCGTATGTTTCTGGTGTGATCTTCTCAGTCACGTTGCCTCCAATCATCAGGTTTATCTTGTTTGAACCAGTCTACGATTTCGTCTGCACCTGAGAACCCTGTACGATGATTAGATGGGTCGGGATCTCCTAGTCCCATCTTATTCATAAAATCATCCATACTGCCCTCCTCAATCCCTTTGGATTGTCTGCGTGCTTTTTGCAACCAGTCCCTAGCAGTAGTATGTGCCTTTGCAAGTTTCTCTGCCCAAATCATATCGGACAGTTCTACCACATCGTTATTTGCAATTTTTTTGCAAATGCCTTCTAAACGTAGTCTATACTGAGTAGATAGCATAAATTCCTCATCATCATGTGATATTTAGAATAAAAAAGGGGGACCGAAGTCCCCCCGTTATTATATCACACTATATGTGAGATCAGAAGCTCCAAGTTGCTCCGATCTTGGTTCCATAACCGTTGTCAGCATCGTCGATGCCACCAGCGAAGGAGAGTTCGCCATAGACAGAAAGTGCTTCAGTAGCAGCAACGCTACCATAGACCTTACCAGACAGAACGGTATCGGATTCACCGCCGTCAGTGACAACGAAGCTAGGACCGATTTGAGCACCGTAGGAGACAGCGCCAGCTTCTCCAGCGTAGCCTACGTGAGCGTCGGTCGTCGTTCCAGTGTAGTCAGAACCCGTGAAACCTGAGTTTGCCTCTACGTTAACGTAGGGACCTGCAAGAGCAGCACCTGGAGCAGCGAAAGCGACAGCTGCGGCAGCAGCAGCGAAAGCAGTTTTGATCATTTTTGTTTTTCCTTTGTTAGTTTACTTGCGGAGTGGTTACCCGCAGATGTTGGATAGGGTTTTCCCCATCGCATGAATACAATTTATCAGGGTTGCAAGGAAAAAACAACCCCCCTTGTGCCAGTTTGCACCCATTTACATTTTGTATTACTTATGACTTAGTTAAGATAAATTAATGCACCAGTAATTCTGACGTTTGCACCAGTAATCTCAACATCTCCACTACCTGTAATATCCACTGCTGCTGCGTCCACAGTAAGATCTGCTGTGGTAATCGAAGTTGTAGCAAAATCTCCTGTGAAGTTTGCAGTTGTTACTTCAGTGTCAGTTGCTGTAATACTCAGTTCTGCTGTAGTATCAATATCAATAGGTCCAGAACTATACAAAGCAGATGATTTCACACCACCTACAGCAAAGTCAGTTCCTGTCTTCATCGCAATACCAAACTCACTGTCTTTAATTAGACCCCCTGGAGCACCTGCAGCAGTCAATTGATACCTACCACCAACACGCTGAGCATAGTCTTGCGCTACATTCCACTGCATACTACCAGGAGTGTTGATAACAGTAGTTGCACGAGGATCAAACTGCTCAGTAGTGTTCTCACCAGATCCTTGCGACTTGCTCTGACCAGTAACAATATCTTTTTTGTTTACCTGTGCTGTAGTGATGGAGGTTGCTGCCATTTCAATATCACCATCAGACTGCAACTTAATAGATCCACCTTCTAAAATTAGTTCAGCAGTTGCACTGAGGATAATTTTTGTAGCATAGACATAGCGTGTTGATCCCTTTACGTTCTCAACATAGTCACCATAACAAATGACATTCAGCGCCTGTCCATCTTCATCGTCTCCAGCACAATACTGAAGATCAGATCTATTCTGGTGGAGTTGCTGCTGCCCAAACGTTTTGATACCAAGGAGACCACTTTGAGGTCCTTTGTTTTTATCCTTGACACCTGTAAGGATCCTAACAGATCCGTCATGCCTGATGGACATGAAAGCATCACCAGGACCATCAATACGAAGTGCGCTTACTTCTTGTTCCCCAGGTAGTTTTCTCTCGTAAATTCTGGATCTAGTTAACCAACCCTTGTGCCAAGTATTAAACCTAAGATTACCTTCCAATTCCTGAGTTTCATCAGGAGTTGTTTGGGAGAATATACTATTAGGATACTCTTTTGCTGCCTTTTGATGTGACATGATTTATTCTCCTATGGGCAATCGATGTATTCGCCAGTACCAATTCTGGTAGAACCGACAGTTGCCAATGCATCAGTATCTAGACATGCTAGTGATGGTAATAGTTTAGCACCATAACCACCGCCACCAATGATATCAATTGCAGGGAACCTATCAAATGTTCTTGTTCTGTCTAACATTCTAGCACCAATGACAAATCCATCATCATTAATTACTGCTTCTGCTACACCAAGTTCTCCATTTACATAGAGATCAGGAACCTCAGTATATCCAACGCCTGGTCTCAAGATTGTAAATGCATCAACAATACAACGAACACCTTGATCTTTTGCTAGGTTCTTCTTATAACCAAAACCATTAGACTGTAGTCTGATTTCTGTTAGGAAACCATCTCCATCTAGCAGAGCAGTTCCTACTGCACCAATACCTTCGCCGCCAATAAAGACATATGGTGGTTCTGCCCATGGATCTCCTGGTTTATCAACAGGGATTTCAATGATACCTCCATTCTCGTCAGTAATGATCTTACTAGGATCAATAGTTGGGAACTCAAACTCTCTGTAAGTATTTTCTGGTGTCTCACCAGTTCCTGTATCATAGTCATCAATACCAAGATCATCTGCAGTAGTGATGAGAACATCGGCAAATACACCTTTACCATTCAAAGTAAATCTGAGTGTCTCTGCATCTTCTACAACATCGTCATCTTCAATACCAACAGTCACTTTTGCTTGGTTGTCAGTAATGATAATTTGTCCTGTCAATTGACCACCAACAATATCACCACTAGTAATACCAGTTCCATTTAGAGTATAGAACAGAACTGTTCCATCTACTACATTAGTTGTGGTAATCGTGTAGATGATAAACTCACCTTCTGGACAGAAAGATCTATTGGCGGTTATGTTATATGTTGGTGTTGTATTTGTAGTTTCGTCTACACCACTCACAGGTGTGCTTGGGAAGTTAATAGTGTTGTCAGGAACATCAGGAATAGGTGTTAATGGATTGGATGGTTGTGTCAAGTATTGATCACCATCATCTGGGGAAGTTACATTACTCTCAGTAATAGTACACTTACCAATGTTCTTAATAAAGTTTGTACTAATTCCACTACCTTCTTGAGGACTATTCTTGCTTAGTGAGATAAAGAAGTCTTCTGACGGTTCTGCTTGATCATTGTATAGTGTCTGGACTGGAATAGTCTTACTGGTTTCATTAGGAGCAAATCCTAAGATACCAGAAGTTTCTTGATAATCTACTCCTGTCGTAGCACTTCCTTGATTATTGAGTGTTTTATAATTAATTGAAGATGCCTCTTCTGTAAATCCAGACCTTGTTACTGTAAATGTTGCTGTCTCCCCTTCTGATACCGTAATATCACCAATATTGTACTTAATGATTGGTTTTGTGTTGTTACCTGTGCCTAGTGCAGGAACACCACCAGTAAATCCTACAGTTGTAATATCTAAACTCTTTCCTTTGTAAGCGTCATCGCAGACATATTGTGTATAATCAGCAGGTGTGTCTCCAAAGAGATTGTCAATATCACCCAAGAGATCATCTAAGAAGTTCTTATCATCATCATCTTTCTTCTTCTCACCAGTTGTGCATACTTTCTTGTACTTTGCACATGTGGTATCAGGACCAGAGCAAGAAATACCTAATAGTTTCAATACAAAGTTGATTGCATCACCAAGAATATTCAATGGTTCAGCAATAGCACCTAGGATTTCTTGTAGAGGACCTAGAATGCTGGATAGCAACTCACTCATCAATTGATTGATCTTAGACATGATGCCATTAACAAGTTCGTCAATCTGACATGCAATTGCCTGATAAATTTGATTGATATAACTCATCAACACATTGGTCAACCACTCTGCTAATCTAGTGCCAAGATCTTCCATCTGACAGTTAAGATCTTTCAGTAGATTATTGAACCACTCTGTTACTGGTGTCAGTGAATTACCTGTCTCATCTTGTCTTAGCAGTGCTTTTGTTAGATCATTGACACCTGCAGCAAGTTTTGTCTTGATATATCCTTTTACTCTAGCAATAAATTCAGATACTACAAGGTTTGCTTTGTTGATTTGTGTTCTAACTTGACCGACTGCTTCATTTAGTCCACCAGTTACTTTGTTAACATAGAATGTACCAAGTTGTCCGTCATTCTCTTGAATAGTTGCTAGCATCCCACTTACGATGCCAGTCATCTGTGTCTTTAAATCAACATCCTTACACTTCTCTGCTACTTCTTGGCACCACTCTTCCTGTGATTTAACTAGTTTTGGATCGTTAACGTTTGGACCAGGAACTCTTTGGTTACCATTACCATCTGTACTTCCGTCTGACTGACCACCACCAGTTTTAGCGGTCTTATCACTCTCTCCACCCTCTCTATTTTCTGGACTTTCTTGTCCATCTTTAGCAGGGTTAGGTGCATATGCACCTGATCTAGTTCCATGAGTAAAACCAGGATCATCTGGTCTTACATTTTTAACTACTGTTGTTGAACCAGGGGTCTGTCCAATAGACCCTAGGATCAATGGTTTCTGCTTCATGTTATCCATGTAGAAACCAATAACCCAACAACCCTCTACGAGTTGTGGGTCACCACCACCAATATTGCCAGGCATGAAAGGAACATTCACAGGCATCATTACATTTGCCCATGGGAGTTCACTCGTTTGTAGCAAGGACTTATCTTGAGGATGATCCCCAATAATCCTTACCTTATAACGATAACCACCCTTATTATTTGCTTCATCCGAAGCAGTTCCTTCGATTTGCCCCACCCACCAAGAAAAACCGTCATGACCAGTCCTCTCAATGGGTATCAATGCTGATAGCGCCTGATCCATATTAGTCAGTTGTCATGAATTTTACACTCTGGTGCGCCTGGTTCTTGATCACAATAGAGTTCTAGAGGGGAAGGATCATGGTGATCTCCTTCTTCGATCTCTTTCTTATGATGCTCAACATATTCTTCTAGATCATGCAGTTCGCCTTCAATGTGACGACGCATTTGTGGTGAGACAGTGGGATCATGCAAGATCTCCTTATCCTTCTCGATATGTTGTTCGATGCTATCCATGTGTTAGTACCTCCTTGGATTATTTATTGCCGTGATTAGACTGTTCTCCCTTCATTCCATAAGAATCTCGGGTCAGTTTAATGGTTGTAGTAAAGTTACCATTGTTGCCTTTTGTTCTATCATACGTGTGTGTTACCTCTGCAGCGAGATAGAGACCGCTACTTTCTACGTCTACTTCATTTTTTAGTGTCTCGGATGATGGTGCTTTATTGATCAGTCTAATGTCAACTCGGTCACCTGCACAAATTTCTGCATTTCCTGGTATTACGACTTGACATTGCTGTAGTTGCAACAATCTATATCTAGCAACTGACTGTGCAGCATAATATTTCTGCCAGTCAGCAAACTTTGTTGGGTCTTTGCCTCCATCCGTAGGTTCTGGTGATGCTGGTTCAGGTTCATTATACCATGTTTCATGGTCCAATAGAATAGACATCAACTTGCTAGGAGTTTTAGACAGATCTTTTCCTGTAGCACTTACTTGGTTTAGTGACTGTTGTCCACCCAAGTGTGCCATATTGTCAAAGGTATCTGTCAAGACATAATCATACTCTTCATACTGTCCAGTGGAATGATTGAAGAATACAATTTTAGATCCATACTGACCTTTTCTAAGACTAGTCATTAGATCTAGGTCAGATTTGAATGTTGCTGATTTAATAGTAAATCTATTGTCACTATTATCACTTACATTGACCGCTCTTTCAACATATGGTCCCCATTCCTTGACATTCCATTTCTTAGATTTTAGTGGACTTTCTTCATCGGCGCATAGACTATCAACGGCAAAGAAATTATATCCTCTATGTGTTTCCCAGAAGAAAAACCCACTACTTCCCTTAACTTTCTTAGTTGCTGGGTCAGAAGATGCTGATGAACTAGAAGATTTAGCAGTTTTATCTCCACTATATTTTGCATGTGGAGAAACAGATTTTGCTAGCAGTTTGCTGATGATATCAAATGGTCTTTCTCTTGTAGGTAGATAACTTACCTCAAACAAAGAGTTTTCAGAAAAAACTTGTTTAGCAGATCCTAGGTATGAACTATCAGAAAGCAATTTACTGACAATACTTTCTGGATTGCCTTGCAGTCTAGCAGTAACTCTTACAGTTTCATTGAGTAGTGCTTCTTCTGATACTAGTGCAATAGTGTATACTTGAGTATTTTGTTGCGTGTATCTGTTGGCAACTTTCCAAACTCTAAAGTTATACTCAAAATTTTCTTCTCTAATATTAGTCTTGACAGCGATTTTTACTTTTTCCATACCTTGAATAGGTAGGTTCTGTAATAATCCACCACTATCAACTGTTACCATCGTAGCAGATACAAATGGCATGTATACACTTTCAACATAATCAACGCTGGATATCAATGCCGTAATATCAAGTGTTTCACCACTAACAGACGTTATTTGAACTCCAGACAGTCTAAAGTCAGTTGTAGATTGAAAAGTTTCCATTATGCAGTCCTCGGGATAACAAACGCTTGTAATCCTTGTCCTTCAGATCCTGCTGCTGCTGGTTCTATGACTGGTACACCACTAGAACCTCCATTTGCTGCACTAGCAACTTCTGGCATTACAACTGTTGTTGTTTTTCCATTGAGTGCTCTATCTGCAGATGCAACATCACTAGAAGCACCGCTCACTGCTGCTGCTTGATCTTTATTTGCTGGATTTAGTCCATCTGTAGTTCTACTCTTATACCTCCTCATGAATTCTTGTTCTAGTCCCGCAGGAATTTCATCTGGTTTAAGTTCCGTATTTCCTTGAAATATGTTACCTTTTTTCAAAACTTTCCATCCGTCATCTGTTTTGACGACTCTATACATTTGACCACCAATACCAACATCAAGACCTTGACCAGTTTCTAGTCCGTAATTTCTATTACCCAAGAAACTAGGAGTAATTCCTGTAGTTTTAGTATCATCTATTGGGGTTTCAATCGGTGCCGCTTTAGTTCCTCTAATTTCATCTAAAACTGTGCCATATGCACTATTCAATCCATCATTATCATAAACACCTGACCCATCAGCTTTTTTAATTGAAGCAAATTGACCTGCTAGTCCATCATTATATTGCTCTGCAGTGATTTTTCCACTTAGATAATCTTGCTGACCTGCCATGTTTAGATAATATTCAGCAAGTTTATCTTGAGTTTCTTGATCGAATTTAGAATTTAAATCAATACCAAGTGCTCTTGCTGCTCTATCTGGATACAACATTTGATATGCACCAACTGCAGCACTTCTATGTTCTTTTTTAATGCCCAATCCTCTTTGATGAGCAATGTAATCTTTCTGATATTGAACAACCTGATTGATTGTCATTTTGGTAATATCTTCATCTTTTCTTGAGAAACCACCAAGATACTTCTTAAAAGTAGATCCATAATTACCGCCAGATTCTAGTGATCTAATCTTTCCTTTCAATGTGCCATCAGAAGCAGTGTATTTTGGACCGCCACCGCCCCTGGGTCCGCGTCTAAAGCGTCTTCTGTCGTCGTCAACGCCTTTAGGTTTTTCCCTTTTAGATACAAATTCCTTTAATAAAGGAATATTACTAAAGATATTATACAAAGCATCACTAATGAAAGTTCCTATAGAAGAGACAACTTCTTTGAACTTTTTAACAAATTTGTCCCACCCACTCTCTTTATCATAATATTGGGTCATACCCTCCGCTGCAAACTTAGCGAAGTCTTTCTTATGTTTCTTACGGTTAAGGAACATACCTTCACCAAGACCTTCACCAATTTTAACTGTTTCTCTTGACTTAGTACCACTCAATGTCAACTCTGTTCCATGCATCATGGACAGATAACCTGTTTTAGGACCACTTGTAAGTCCACCACCTGACATTGATGGCATACTAGCATCTCGTGCCATCAATGCAGCATCAATACCTAGAGATGCAGCAGTACCAAAACCAGGGATCATACTTGCTCCACCTGAAGCAAGTTCCATGCCAGCACCAGCAAAGTCGCCTGCCATTGCTCTCTGTCCAGCAAATAGTGCTGCAGCACCAAGTCCTAAGAATGGGATTTTCTTGATACCCATTTTAAGACCACCCTTAAGTAGTCCTTTGGTTGCACCTTTTGCTGCTCCTTTACCTAGGAGTTTACCACCAAGTCCTTTTAAACCCTTTAGTGCTCCACCAAGTCCTTTAAGACCTTTCAGTCCTCCTAGCAGACCACCACCTTTACCGCCCAGCAATCCACCGAGCATACCCATGATGCCGCCACCACCAGCTTTGCCACCCGCTGCGTCTGGTCTGAGAGTGCTGCTAAGGTCGCCACCCTTCTCCATGGCATTCTCTTTCGCAGCAGCAAGTTGCCTAGTGAACATTGCTTCACTAGACTGAATTTCCTGAGTTGCTAATTGTGTATCATTTGCAGTCTGTTCTCTGATCGCATTTTCCATGCGAACAATTGCTGCCGTATTGGCATTAAGAGCAGAAACAATATCACCACCATTGCCACCACCACTGAAATCAAGACCAACTTCAGAAGTTTTTTCTGGTCTACCAGCTTTAAATGCTGCAATCCTTGCTTCTTTGCTTAGATATTCACCAGTATCGGCATCAATACCATCAGTAACCGCTTTACTAAAGAAATTATTACTATTAAGTCCTCTGGTAATAGAACCACCCATGTCAACGGTAGATCCGCCTTTTGCCCCAGGAATTCTAGGTCCACCAGGAGGAAGCGCAGGACCACCACGCTGCACCATATTTGATAAAGCGCCACCCATGGCATTCTTTATCGCAGATGCTCCACGTTTTGATAGAGCACCACCTTTGCTGACTTCTTCTTGTACTTTTACTTCCTGAACATCTGGTTCTTTGTAGATGTCAGTATTTTGTCCCTTTTTGACAATAGCAAGAGCACCACCAGTCTCTGGAGGTGGTCCATTATCTTTTCCACGCTTACCCATCGCCTTCAATAAGTCACCAATCGTCTTAAAAAGACTTAGGTCCTTATTGTTTGCTGATTCAGGTGTAAGATATCCGTGTGCCATTATCGTTGTTTAGCGATTGCCTCTTGTTCTTTTTTGACTTGATCTAAGTATTGAAGCAACAAAGTTGTGTAAACTTGTCGCTCCCAAGGCATCATATTTTCAATCTCTGTCAAGCTATATTTATGGTGCTGCATCAAAGCAAAGTTAGTCTTAAAATACCCCTCCAAACTATTGTGGAAGAGTGCTATCCGAAAAAACTTGCTAATCCCTCAATCACGAACTCTGATTCTTCACCAGTATTTGGATTTGTGACAGAAAATGTGTGTGAGAGCGTAGGAGCAGTTTCAAAGAATTTCTGCAATTCTTCAAATTGAGAATTAGTCAAATTTTCTACAAACTGAACAAATTCCTTCTTTGTCGTGGTAGAACTGTCATATACGTCATCACCATCATAGATTTGATCAATACAACTTGCAACAACACTCAATACATCAGTTGCATCGGGTTGAATACCAGCAATTGAAGATTTCACGAATTCCTTCAATGAAGGATATCTCATAACGATGCCCATTTTATCAGAAAGTTCGATTTTGTTGGTATGACCTTCTGGGAAGTTTACCTTTACATCAGCTAGATTGAGATTATACTTAACTTGCGTTTCACCATCATCTTTGCAAGTTACGTTCATTTCAACGATTTCACCAACAGAGACAGCACGAATTTGAAGGAAAATGAATTCCAAATCAAAAATTGGTAAATCTTCGATTTTTACACGACTTAGGATACAACCTTTTAATAGTTGTCTGACAGCATCTTCAATATTCTTCTCATCCTGAGATTCTAGTGCTATCAACAGTAATTTTTCTTCTTTTACGACAAATGGGCGAAATTTGACTTTTTTGCCATTTGAAGGAATTGTTAACTCATACGTTGGTAGAGCAACCTGTGGTAATGCCATTATGTTTAGACCAGATCATATGTATATTTAGCGCGACTTTCAGAACCAAAAATTAGCGGAAAAAATTTTCCCACTTTCATGGAATTGAAAAGTCAATTTTGAAATCAAGCAAATGGTGATGTTGAAGTTACATTTATAGGTAGATCATTCGCTCCAAGTGTGAGGTCGGGTTTTTTATCTGTAACTACTGGTCTCTGTGCTCCCT